ATATATCTGCTCCAAATTGTTGCCATATAGGAAAAGTTTTATCATAAAAATCATTAGATTCTATAAACATTAATTCTGTAAAATCTTCTCCAGTTTCAAGTATTGCTTTTAGAGATTTTTGTATTTCTTTTTCTGCATCTTTATAAAATTCACTTCCTGTAATAGACTGAGATAACTTATAGGCTTGAGCTTTGTCTACTCTTGCCAATAAATCATCCATAGCTCTGTTATAACTGTTAATAAAGAATTGTGCGAATTTACTATTCTGATATGGTCCTAAAAATCCAAGTAAGTCTTGCAAAAACATTCTACCTACAGATATTAAAACTCGAGTTAAACCTAAATTTAAAGCAGGTTCAAGTCCTGAAACAATTGCAAGACCCACCATTTTACCCATCTGCATACCTATATTTGACCATTCTACTGCTATTCTTAATAACATTCCTGCTATAGTTGCAGATACAGCTATTAATCTATCTATACCATAAGCACCAATTGATTTGGTTATAGCTTCAACAAATAGTGCCAATGTATTAGCCACTTTAGGAGTAATTAAGAAAATTGTTTCTGTAATCATTTTAGGTACATAGTAGGCTAATTTTTTTATAGTTGTTAATATAGGCTCCCATAATGTAGGTAGAGTCTGTAGCATTTTGCCAGATATAAGAATATAAGCTTCTTTGAAAGCATTACCAATATTTTTTAAAACATTCCAAATTAATTTACCTGTTCTTTTAAGTATTTCTACAAATTCTTCCCAAGTAAATTGAAAATCTTCAATTTTAGGAATTAAATCTTCTAAGGCTGCTCCTATTCCTCCTATATCTCCTATAGGTGGAATATCTTCAAATTCTGGAAGTTCAATACCTCCAATATCTCCCATTCCAGCAGCATCTAGTTTTTCTGGAATTTGATATACTTCATCAAAACTTGCTATAAAAGTATCTTTTATTTTTTTACCTGCTTTTTCAGCAGCATCAGATGTATCTTCAAAACCTTCTTCTATATCAGAAAAATCCACATCATAAATAGAGGAATCCATAGCTGCTTTTGCAGCAGAGATACTTTCAGGAATTTGTATACCAAATACTTGAGCAAATTTGCTTCCAAAATTAGTAAGTGCATGTCTTACTTTAGGAAACGCTAAAGTTAATCCTCCAAGTAAGCCAATAAGTGCAGCTATAAGATATATTGCTCTGATTAAGTTAGGTTTTATTAATGTTTTTATAAGCTTAACAAAAGATAATATAACTGATGCTAATGTAAACATTGCCTGAGCAGAAACTATAGCTACAGCTATGCCAGCAATAGCTGCTGTGAGCATTCGTAAAGCAGGTACTGCTTGTAAAGATGCTCTTGCTACTGCTTCAATAATTCTAAAGAAAACAGCAAAACCAGTAGTAGTAAAGCGTGCAACTGTAAGAGTTATCCTTAAAAGTTCAGCTCTTACAGGTTGAAGTATATGCCATAATTGTGCAAATGACCTGCCTAATTCTCTTATTGCTGCAATTAATTGATAAACTATAAGTGCTATTTCATCTGGAAATAAAGTCAATAGCATAGCTTCAATTCCACTAGATTTTAATGCTTTTCTTGCTTCAAATAAAACATCTCTAATTCCTTTTAAACTATCTCTAATATATGCAAAAAGCCCTTCAGATAATTCTTGTCCTATAAATAGTAAATTATCTTTAATTGAACTTATCAAACCTTGAGTAGTCATTTCCATTTTATAGGCAGCTTCTTCATAATTTTCTCTTACCCATTCAAAAATAGCAGTCAAACCTTCTTTAGCTGAAACATAAACATCACCTAAATCTTCAGCAGTAATACCTAATTTTTCCCTTAAAATTTTATCAATAGGTAAAATTTGCCCTATCTGTCTTCTTGCTTCTTCAGCTACTAATCTTCCTTTAGCAAGTACTTGCCCTAAAGCCATAGCTAAATGATTTATTTGGTCAGTAGTAGCTCCTGTAGCAGCTCCCATATCAGCAATTAGAGATACCATAGGCAGTACTTGTTTTTCAGTAAATCCATATCTAAAGAACATTCTGGCAGCAGAAGCAACATCTCGGAACTGGTAAGGAGTACGTGCAGCCATATCTTCCATAGCATCAGAAAATGCTTTTATATTCTTGGAATCTTCTAAAAAATATTCTAATGAAATATGTGTAGTTTCAAGCAGTTGATTAAATTCCCAAAGAGATGAAATTGATTCTCTTATAGGAGTTAAAATACCTCTATATATAAATTGTGACATTAAAATACCAGTTGCTACTCTAAAAACATCTTTTATACTGGTATAAACATTCCAAACTGAGCTATTAAAATGACTTAAATTCAATCGGAGTTTTTCTAAGCTACCAGAGAAACCAGTAAGGGCTTTATTTGCTTTCATGGCTGCATTTCCTGTAGCTCCAGAAACTTTTTTGGATGCATCCAATAATCTTTTCTGTAGCTGTTTAATTTGTGCTTCTGCTTTTGTTATTCTAGCAGTTACATCAATATATACTTCACCTGCACTATCCATAATATCTCCATAAAATATTTGGTCTATATAACCAGTAGGTTTGTATTTATTCCCCACACCTGAAGAAATTTCATAGTGAATTTTAAATAAAGCATTAACCTCCCTTGGAGTACTATTCAAAAATTCTTCATCTGACATATTAAGTATTGCTTTTGCAAAATATTTAATATATCTCCAGTCCCAACCTGTATCTTTTTCATCGGTTGGGACTGGTATTAGTTTTTTGGTTGCTCTGCCGTTCCTTCTTGATTCTTATTGGAATCTTCTGCTTGAGGCAAAGATGCTGTTAAAGTAGAGGTAATAGTTTCAATAATATCCGTTATATTAGCAAGCGTTATCATATTACCAACTTCTACTTCTGTTAATTCAGGCTGAGCAGACATTAATCCTGCCCAAAGGAATTTCCGCAATGCTTTTAAGCCCATTTTTCTTTTCTGTTCTTCTTTTTCTTCACCTGTTTTTTCGTCTATAACTTTTACCATAACAGGTTTTCCACTTTCATCTGTAATAGGTTTTCCACGCATAGCTTCTAAAGCATCATCAATTGAACCAAATTCTTCTTCAAGTTCAATAAAGGAATTAATAGTAAATCTAATAATAAACTCTTTGCCATCAATATTTATTTTAGATTCCTTAGTTTTTATATCTTGTGCTCCACTCATAGTTGACCTCCTTTATGAGTTACACAGTTATTAAATTTTAATTAAGGTGCGTCAGGACCATCAGTAAACCAATTAGTTCCAGTAATCTCTTCGAATCCAGTTTCATCTGCATCAGCCATTTTAATCCAATTATCGTCATATTCTCTCTTACAGAATTGACCTATAATTGTAGCTGTCTGGAAGTTTACTGAGTCATTCTTAGTTTCATGGTTCAATTCACCTTCTCTGAATTTACCTTTAAGCAACCATACATATCTATAATGACCATTAGATTTCAAAGATTTAAAACCTATAGCTACCCAAGGTGGGGTATCATTTGCACTCTTATACATAATACCTGCACTTGGAGGAGTATGTCCTAAAAGAACTGCCATTTGTTCTAAAGGTAAGTCTGCAACATTAAGTTCTAATTCAATTTGACCTACAACAGCAGATGTTTCCATTGGTCCATCATCTGCAAATAAAGTCTCTGAACTTGAATTAGGATTAATGTTAGCAGTAATTGCTCCAACAATTTGTACAGGAGTTCCATAGACTGCTCCATCAGATGCATCAGAAGTTAAGGTAGCATAGTATAAATCTTTTAAACCTACTCTTATACCATTTAGTGCCAT